CAGCTGATTTGTGGAACACCACAAAAAAGCATAAATTTTTTACGGTAACTAACAGGTAACTAACACTATATCTTGTTGATCGCGTCTATTAGTTCTTCTATTTCAAAGTGAGTATATACTATTTCGGTTACGCCTTGCCCTTTATGTCCGATTATCTTTTTTATGACCTTATCAGATACACCAGCTACGGTTAATAAGCTTACGCAAGTGTGCCGGGTGTCATGCGGACGGTGCGACATTCCGACGGCATCAAGCAGCGGCTTCCAGTAAGAATCGTAATAATTACGATATTTGAAGTGTGCGCCTTCTGGTGTACTTAAAAGGTACTCACAAGAATTAAGGTTATACCAATATTCAAAGAATGGGTAAACCTTTTCTGCTATCGGTACTGTACGGATTCCGGCAGCAGTCTTAGCGGCGACAATATTAAAATGACGTTCTTCTAAATTTACATCTTCTTTTTTCAAGTCTAATAGTTCACTTATGCGGCAGCCGGAATAGATCAGCATAAGTATAACCGTATAATATGGGTTACTTTCTTTAGCGTCCCATATCCGGGAAACTTCCGACTTACTGAACGGTTCACGGTTTAGCGCGTTCGGATTTCCAGCATTTTTAATATTTAGATATTCGACCATATTTCTTTCTTTCGGTATTATTTCATGTATTACAGCGTATTTGTACATAAGCCCCAGCATAATTTTTAATTTCTTAAGTGTAGGGGTATTCTTCCCGGATTCATCAACAACCATTTGAAGATGATCTAATTTAACATCGACGAAGCGCATTGAAGCAATTTTATCGCAGAGCTTCCAGGAAGCCTTATAACCTTTTACGTTAGATTCACTGACTGTCGGGTAATGTTCGTCACTCCAACGCTCATATACATCAGAAAAAGTAACTTTGGCAGCGTTCACATCGTAAGGGTTGGCGTTAAATTCTGCCAGGGCGGTAAGTGCTTCTTTCCTGGTAGGATAATAGCCGACTGTTATATATAGCTGCTTTACCTTCCCTGTTTTCGGGTCGATATCCCAGCCTTTTGTTTTCTTTGCTACATAGGGGTTACGGCGGTTGCCGGAGAGCTTGTAAACACTTCCGAAGCCGTTAGGTAATTTCATATAATCACACCTTCCTTAAAAAAGGGTATAAAAAATAAGCCCTTTTTAAAAATATGGGCTTATGGTATAATCATATTGCGTTTTGATTTATCTATAAGCCCTTGTTTATAGGTATCGCGTAGCCGTTTCGGGTGGCAGCCCGGGACGGCTTTTTAAATTATCTTAAAGGTTCAATAATTCAGATTTCTTTTTATTAAATTCTTCTTCGGTTATAGCGCCGCAATCTAATAACTGCTTATACTTTAATATTTCATCGGCAGCAGACCCGGAAAAAGACGGGGCACTTGATTCTGCCGTAATAGAATCAAGCAAAGCAAGTATTTTATTCGCGCAATCTGTCATAGTGTTATACAGGAAACTTCCTTTTTTAGTATCGGCAGAAATAAGAGGAATTTCTGTATAGGTATCGTATGTATGATTAAGGGTAATTTTGATATACATTTTCTTAATCATTTCTTTTTGCGATTTCTTTCCGGTAGTTCCGCCGATTACAGCACCAACACCACCAAACACAGCACCACCGACCAGGGCGCGCCCGATGCTTACGCCGCCTTTTGTATATGTTTCACCGTCTACGACAAGTTCATAATCTACAATGTTGTCGAAGGAATATACAATAGGCGTTTTGTTATATATAGATACTGCCGGGGCTGGAACGTGGAAAAGTCTTTTACTCTTATCTACGAAGAATAGCTTACCTACTGTATCTGTAGCCTGGAAGTTTTTGTATAATTCCTGGTTTCCTTTTATGTATTCTATATGCATTTTAATTTCTGATACATTCTTATTCTTTATATTGCTTACAAAGTTCGGGCTACAAAGACTAAGACAAGAAGAACAAACCGAACCTTCGGCAGTTTTAGCTTTTGTCAATGCATTAACTTTACCGCCGCAAACAATACAGCTTTCTTTACTAAATAATCCCATAAATAAGTTCCTTTCAAAAGCAATACTAACATTATCCTTATCCTATCGCGCAGAAAGGAAGGTAGGATAATGTTAAAAGTAAATTTGTGGGAAGTGCGTACAGCCAAAGGCTTAAAGCTGGAAGCTGTAGCCGTAATGACTGGTGTAAGCAAGTCCACGCTAAATAATATTGAAAATGGTAAAACTTCGCCAACACTGGCAAACCTGGAAAAAATAGCCAAAGGCTTAGGATGCCGTATAAGCGATCTGTACGATTCAGAATATAAGTAGTATATCATAACACAGCTTTTTACCTGGTATTCTTGTAAATATTTCCACAATCCTGGAAATGTTTTTAAAATCCGGGACGAGCAGAAAAAATAGGAATATAATGGATATTGTCAAAGGAAGGGGGCTTAACTATAATGCGTGAGAAGCTACACAACCTTATAGACACTATCCAGGAAGAAAAACTATTAAGAAAGATATATTTTTATATCCTGGGCTTGAAGGGGTAGACGTTAATAGCGTCTATCCCTTATTTCATTTCTGAAATGATTTTCTTAAGTACGTCCCATTCGTCTTCTGACAATTTACAAAGAGTTTTAATTAAGTTCTTCTTAAATTCATC